CTCGCGCAATGCAGGCGCAAGAGACCGGGCAAATCCAACAGGGCTTCGTGGTGATGGACTGATGAGCGCAAATATTGCACGCGACCGCTTGGCGGTAGTCGTTGGCGTTGATCGTGCGGTCCGCGCCCTGGCGCCGGCCGCCGTCGCGCTGGCAGAGGGTGAAACCGTATCGTCAGCCGACAGGGGGATTTTCGAGATCTTCGGCAACCCGGCGACCGCCTCGGGCGCTGTCGTAACCGACAAGACGGCTATGCGGGTGTCTGCTGTCTACAGCTGCGTCAGCCTGATCGCTGGCTCTATCGCGCAGCTGCCGCTGCCGGTCTTTGAGCGGTTGGACGAGGGCCGAAAGCGCGCGAAGCACGACTACTGGTGGATCCTGAACGAACAGTTCGGACCAGCATGGGCAGCTTCTACCGCTTGGGAGTTCCTGATTGCCCAGATGCTGCTGCGCGGCGACGGCATCGCATACGCCGTACGGAATCGGGGCGGCAAGATTACCGGTGCAATCCCGTGGCCTCGCGACCGGGTCACCATTGTGCAGCAGGAGCGGACCAGCCCCCGCGAGCCCACGCGGCTGCAGTACACGTTCCACGACAGCATCGGCTACTTCACGGTAGACCAGGACGACGTCATCCATATCCCGGGCTTCGGCTTCAACGGCGTCAGCTCCATGTCGGTGATTCAGTGGGGTGCGCGAAACGGTATTGGAATCGCCATCCAGGGCGACGAGCATGCCGGCAAGTTCTTTAGCGAGGGTGGGAAGCCGGAGGTGGCAATTACAGCCACCAACAAGATGACGCCCGAGATGCAGGAGGGCTTCCGGGACGCGTGGGTCAAGAAATACGGCGGAACCCAGGGCAACCGCCGAATCCCGCTGATCCTGACCGAGGGTCTCGACGTCAAGGAACTGACCATGTCTGCCGTCGACCAACAGCTGCTGGAGTCTCGGCAGTGGCAGGTGATCGATATCGCCCGGGCGTTTGGCGTGCCGCCGCACATGATCGGGGAAACGACGAAAGCCAGTAGCTTCGGCACCGGTATTGAGTCGATGGGCATTGGCTTCGTCAAGTTCACCCTTGGCGCCCATCTCAAGCGGATCAAGGACGAGCTGAACCGCAAGCTGTTCCGGACCGAACGTTTCTACGTTGAACACAACGTCGACGGATTCATGGCTGGCGACTCCAAGGCGCAGGCTGAGTACTTCAGCAAGGCGCTCGGTGGACCAGGTGCCCAAGGCTGGATGTACGTCAACGAGGTGCGGCGCCTCAAGAACCTGCCGTCGATCCCGGGCGGCGACACGCTGTATTTGCCGACCACGCCGGCCAAACCCACCGATAGCAAGAAAGACCCCGACAGGACTGATGACGATGACGATCCCGAAGCTTCTGCAGCTCGCACGTAACAACGCGTCGGCCGCCAAGCCGCTGCGTGCCGAGGCCAGCGATGGCGTGGCCACCATCTATCTGCACGGCGTGATCGGCGGCTGGTGGGGCGATATCGACGAAACGCGCTTCGTTCAGGAGCTGGCAGCGCTCGACGTCGACACCATCCACCTGCGCATCGATTCCCCCGGCGGCGACGTGTTCGCGGCTCGCTCGATGATGACCGCGATTGCCCAGCACAAGGCAAAGGTGGTCGCCCACGTTGATGGGCTGGCGGCATCGGCGGCCACGGGTGTATGCATGGCATGCGATGAGGTGGAGATCACCCAGGGTGCCGGCTTCATGATCCACAACGCGTGGACCATCGCCATCGGCAACAAGGCTGAGATGGCGAAGACTGGCGAGCTGCTGGGCAAGATCGACACGGGCCTGGCCGGGGACTACACGCGCAGGTCGGGACAGACCGCCGAGCAGGTCGTGCAGTGGATGGATGCCGAAACCTGGTTCACGGCAGACGAGGCCGTTGCAAACGGCTTCGCCGACAAGGTCGTCGAGGTCGTGGGCAAGAAGGCCGCGGCCAACAGCTGGGACCTGTCGGCCTACAACAACGCCCCGGCCGCCTTGGCCAAGCCCAAGAACACCGCGCGCGATGACGACGCTGCCATCGCCGCCCACCGTACCGGGCTTGATCGGCGCCTCGCGCTGCTCGAGCGCGTGCCTGCGTAAGCGACTCCCGCCCGCAGTTCATCAGCCGCCGTGAGGCGGTTTTTTTTCGCCCAAAGGAAACAGACCGATGACTTTCAGCATTCAGGCCGAGCGGGAGCGCCGCAACGCGCTGGCAAAGGACACCCGCAATCTGCTGGACACCAGCACCGGCGACGGCAACGCCTGGACCCCGGAGAACCAGGCCAAGTACGACGCAAACATCGCCGATATCGAGCGCATCGACGCCGCCATCGAGCGTCACCAGAAGGTCATGGACCTGACGGCGGAGAACCACCTGCGCGATGCCGGCGTACGCGAACACCCGGCCCCGAACAACAGTGATCGCCCGCAGGATCGCAAGCTCTTCGACAAGTGGGCGCGCGGCGGCGACAAGGCGCTGACCGCCGAGGACTGGACCCAGATCAACGCCGCGATGAGCGGCAACCCGAATCTGAACCCGGAGCAGGGCGGTTACACCGTCCCCACCACCCTGGCGTCGCAGATCCTGGAAGCGCTGAAGGACTTCGGCGGCATGCGCCGTGTGGCCGACGTGTTCAGCACTGCCGGCGGCGAGCCGATGCAGTACCCGACCAGCGACGGCACCTCGGAAGAGGGCGAGATCGTCGCGGAGAACCAGTCGGCGACCGACGAAGACGTCGCGTTCGGTACGAAGGGGCTCACCGTCCACAAGTACAGCTCCAAGGTGGTCACCGTGCCGTGGGAGCTTCTGCAGGACACCAGCGCGGATATCGAAGGCTTCATCACCAACCGCCTTCAGACGCGCCTGGGCCGCGTCACCAACCGTCACTACACCACGGGCACCGGTGTTGGTCAGCCCATGGGTCTGATCACCGCCGCCAGCAACGGCCGGATCGGCCTGGTGTCGGCAATTCCGCAGATCCTGTACGACGATCTGATCGACCTGGAACACAGCGTCGATACCGCCTACCGGGCAAACGGCAAATGGATGTTCCACGACGACATGCTGAAGCTGGTGCGCAAGGTGAAGGACGACACCGGCCGCCCGATCTTCGTGCCGGGCTACGAGCAGGGCAATCCCGGCGGCGCCCCCGACCGCCTGCTCAACCGCGATATCGAGATCAACCAGCACATGGCCAGTCCCGCAGCCGGTGCGCGTTCCATCGCGTTCGGTGACTTCAGCTACTACAAGATCCGCGACGTGATGGCGGTGACGCTGTTCCGCTTCAACGACTCCGCCTATGTCAAGAAGGGGCAGGTGGGCTTCCTTGCCTGGATGCGCAGCGGCGGCAACCTGGTCGACGTCGGCGGCGCCGTCAAGACCTTCCAGCACGGCGCCGCGGCCTAACGGCCAGCGCGGTCCATCAGGGGGCGTCCATCGGGGCGCTCCCCTCTCACCAGGAACAGACCATGGCAAAGCAGAAACCGCAGCCGGCACCCATTGGCGAGCCCACGGCGGTCGCGCCGGGCGATGCACCGTCCGTGGAGCCGGCCACCGCACTTGACACCGCCGGCGAAGGTTCGTCCCTCGATCCCGGGGTAGCGTTGGTGGGGAACCCGCCAGACGTGGCGAACGGGGCCGCCGATGGCAGCGACCAGCCCGGCCCTTCGGCGGCGACGACCGATGCGCTGCCGGCACCGGAGGCACGCGAAACGGTGCGGGCGCTGGTGTTGAGCGACGGTCCATTCGGCCGCTGCGGTGATGTGCGCGAGTTCGACTCCGCACATGCCGCTGATATTGAGGCCGGCGGCTTCATCGACACCCACCCCAACGCGGTCGCGTTGGCAAAGGGGGGCTGATCCATGCTGCGTACGCGAATCCCAGCCACTGAAGAGCCGGTGTCGCTGGAGGAAGCGAAAGCGCACCTGGCAGTGATCCACGCCGCTGATGACTTGTTGATCGGTGCCATGATCGTGGCGGCTCGCGAAGTGGTGGAGCGCGCCACGGCCTACGCGCTGGTGGTGGCCAGCTATGAATGGACCCCCGTGGGCGACAGGTGCGCGCCCTTACCGATAGAGCCTGCGGCCGTGACCAGCGCCGCTGGTGATCGGCCGGTGCTGTTCGACACCGTGCCCGGCCCTGTGCCGGCACCGCTGCGCGCGGCGATTCTGCTGCTGGTGGGCGACCTGTATGCGAACCGGGAGGCCGGCATCACCGGCACCATCCATGTGGAGAACCCCACGGTGGATCGCCTGATGTTTCCCTACCGGCGGGTGGCACCGTGAGGCGGGCGGGCAAGTACCGGCACCGCATCACCCTCCAGGAATTCACCGTGTCGCGCGATCCGCTGGGCGGAGATACCAAAGCCTGGGTGGATTGGCACAAGGATGTGCCAGCTGAAGTCGTGCCACTGTCTGGGCGCGAGTTCACCGCGGCCAGCGCCGAGCATGGGCAGGTCACCGCCCGGATGGAAATTCCGTATCTGCCGGGCGTTCTGAACACGATGCGGGTGACCTTCGACGGGCAGGCGTACGCGATCCGGGCAGCGCTGCCGGACCCCACCGCCAGAAGCCACATCAACCTGATGGTGGATGCCGGGGTTTCCGATGGCTGAGCCAGTTGAAATCCGTGGCTTGGCGGGCCTGCTCGCTTCGCTGCGGGAGCTGCCCAAGGAAGTCAGGGGCAAGCCTCTGCAGGTCGGCATGCGAAAGGGCGGCAACCTGATCCGCGACGAGGCACGCCAGCGCGTCCCACGAGCGTCGGGCTTTTTGGCAACCCAGATCGTCGTGCGCCGGGCAAACGCGAAGAACCGTCGCAAGGCGGGTGTGGGCACAGACGGCGAGTACTACACGGTAGGCGTCCGCACCGGTAAGCGGGTCAAGTATGCCAACACGAAGCGCAACCGGCGGATGCGGCGTGCCGGCAAGCTCTACGAGCAGAGCGGGTGGGCGTACTACTGGCGCCACGTGGAGTTCGGCAGCAAGAAGATGGCCGCCCAGCCGTTCCTGACGCCGGCAGCGGAGGCCAGAGGGCCGCAGGCCGCGCAGGTCATCATCGACGAGACGGTGGCCGCCATGGACAAGCTGATGAAGGCAAGGGGGTGGAAATGATGGTGCCGTTGATCCAGTCGATTCTGGAGGCCAGCGCCCCGGTGCGCGCGCAGCTTGGCGATGATCCCATGCGGCTTTGGCCCAGGGTCGCGCCCGAGGGCGCTGGGCTCCCTTATGCAACTTGGGACGTTGTGGGCGGTGCACCTCTGCCGCAGCTCAACGACCCGCCGCCGGCCGATGGCTGGCGTGTCCGCCTTGTGGTCTGGGGTGGCAGCGCAACGGAGGCTAATGCCGCGGCGGTGGCCATCCGGACCGAGATCGAGCGATGCGGAAGCATCGAGTCCTACAACCCTTCGCCTGATGACGGCGACACCGGCGCCTTCGGCATTTCCTTCGACGTGCGGCTCCTGGCTATCCGGTAGCAACACACCACTGCAACCCAGCCGCCGGCGCAAGCCGGTTTTTTTGTGCCCGGCGACCGGGCCCCATCCGAGAGGTAAACCCCAATGAGCGTTATCAAGTCCAAGCATACCCAGCTGTTTATCGCTATCGCTGCGGCCGAGGTCATCAAGGTGACCCGCCTGCGTTCGGTCGGCTTCCCTGACGGCCAGGCGTCGGAAATCGACATTTCCGACTTCGATGATGACTGGGACCAGTTCGTTGCCGGCCGCAAGGCTACTGGCAGCACCACCATCGAGATCAACTACGACGCCACCGACCACGAGAAGATCGAGGCACTGCATACCAGTGGCGCCGTCGTCGACTTCCTGGTCACCGCGCCGAAGTCGGAAACCGCAGGCGTTGAAAAGCCCGTGGCTGTGGATGGCGTGATCACGCCGCCCACCGACGTGGTGTCCAAGCAGTTCAAGGGCTTCGTCCAGAATTTCGCGGTCCAGGTCGCCGACAACGATATCTGGAAGGCCACCATCACCATCCGCGGTTCCGGCGCGGTCACCACCCACCGCCCGGCGCCCTGATCGCATCAACGGCGCTCTCTCTTTCGGCCCGCCTCGGCGGGCCTTCTCTTTGGTTGGGCGCGCGGGAAACCCCGCGTGTTAGCCGTGCGCGGCCTGCGCGCCCAGCCACCACTTCAGGAAACGGCCCATGAGCAAGACCAACGAAATCACGACCGACACCGTCGCCAGCCAGCAGAGCGTGCTGCAGGCGTTCACCAGCCTGGGCATGTTCGCGTCCAAAGACGTGCACGCCGATACCGTCACCCTCCCGAATGGCGATAAGGCACAGTTCTATGTGCGCGAACTGCCGGACGCCGAGTTCCGCAAGCTGTTCCAGGATGGCGACCGCGCCAAGCTGATCGCCTCCACAATCTGCGACGAGGACGGCAAGCCGGTCATGACCGACAAGCAGGCCGCTCAGCTGAAGCCGCTGGTAGCTGCCGAGTTGCAGCAGGTGGCGATGAAGCACTCCGGCTTTGGCGCGAAAGCCGCTGATGCCCAGGCCGAGGCGGGAAACGCCTAAGGCAGCGCGGCGAGGCCTGGTTCTGGCACGTCCTGGCCGGTCACCTGCACCGCACGGTGGCCGAGCTTCGGGCGACCATGTCGCGCCGCGAGTACCTGGAATGGTGGGAGTTCCACAAACGGAACCCCATCGATCCGGTCGCCCTGCACATCAAGCCTGCCGCCTTCGTTGCCTTCACCACCGCCGCGCACAGCCAGGCTGGCACCAAGCGCGGCATGCAGGACTTCATGGACGTGTTGGTGCCCCG